CAACCAGACGCCCATCTCAAAGCTCGTGAAAAACATCTTAATAAAGCTGTACGTGAAGAGGAGAGGCTACTCAAAAAAGCTGCATCAGACCAATTAAAACTACAAAAACAGGCTGATGCAGCACGTTTAAAACAGGCGAAGACCGCCTCTGCGAGTATGGCACAAGTCAAGACGCAAGAGCACAAAGGACGTTTTGGACAGTTAGCTGGGAAAGATACAGCAGGTAAAGCTTCTGATACTTTATTCGCAGATCAACTAAGAAACGAAGCAGCACAGGCTAAAGCTACAAGTAAGCAACCTCCTATGGATGCTCACATGAAAGCCCGTGAGAAGCACACTAATTCAGTGTTACGTGCTGAAACACAACGGGTAAAAGCTTTAGAGCAAGCAAGACAGGTGGCTAGTAGACATAACCTTTTACTTACCTCTTCTAAGAACCTAGCAGTAAAAGAAGCACAAGCGACTATTAGAAAAGCGATTGCTAATGCCAAGTCGGCTAACTCTCTAAGGCAAAGTGTAAGACAAGCGGTTGTTACTCTTCAAACCAGTAAGCGTACCACCGCAGAAATGCAGAAGCAAAGCTTCTTAATGGGACGTATGGCTAGCTCTGCTAAGCAGTTTGCTGGTGGTATGGTCGGTGCGTTTGCTGTTTTCTCCGCAGCACGTGGTATTGTTAGGGTTGGGCAAGATTTTGAATCCACCCGTAATACTATGTTATCTGTAAGTGAAGATACAAAAGAAGCAGGGGAGAACTTTGCATTTGTTAGGAACGAAGCATGGAGGTTAGGGTTAAGTCTCAAGGTAGGTGCCAAAGGTTTCGCTAAGATGGTGAGCGCCCGTGGTGATATGTCATTAGACGAAACCAAGACAGCGTTTACAGGTATAGCAGAGATGTCCTCACTTATCGGTTTGAATGCTGAGGAAAGTGGAAGAGCGATCAACGCGCTTATGCAGATGATGTCTAAAGGTATCGTTACCTCAGAAGAATTGAAACTGCAAATGGCAGAGGTATTACCAAGCTCTATACAAGTCATGGCACTAGCGGCTAAAGATGCTGGTATTTCAGTAAGCGGTACTGTTAAAGAGTTGTTCAAGTTACAAGAAACAGGTAAAGTTATAGCCTCAGAGGTGTTACCTCATTTCGGGAAGCGCATGTCAGAGGCTGCTAGGAAGAACGGAGCCCTTGAAGATGCATTACTTTCTAACAGAATAGCTATGAACAGGTTCTCATTTGCTATACAGGAATCTGCTGATAAATTCTTTAAAAGTGGTTTCGCAGATGGGTTAACAGACTTCTTTAATACGACAGCCGAGTTAATAATTAAACTAGGACCGTTGTGGGAGGCACTAGGATCTATAATAGGTGGTGTTCTTCGTGTGATAACAACGGGCATCGCAATCGTAACGCCAGCCCTGCAAGGTTTCGCAGAGGTTATAGGTTTTGTAACGGGGTTACTAGGTGACTTTTCAGCAGTGCTATTATTAGCATTTGCGCCTTTCCTTGCTGGTCAGGTAGCTGCTGGTATTGGCTTAGTAACCAAAGCTATCTCTGCTCTAGTCACAGCATATAAATGGTTAGCAGTTGGGGCTAATGTAGCAAATATTGCCATGTCAACAGGCCCTCTAGCCTTATGGGTAGCAGGTTTAACTGCTGCGGCTTTTGCTATAAGAGAGATATTCGGTTATTTTGGTTTGCTTGATAAGACTATATTCTTCGATAGCTCTGATAAAAAAGACGTAGTTAATAATGCGTCAAAATCAAAGAAAACAAACCCTATGGCAAATGCCGGAGTTAGCGCTAGACGAGCTATTATAAGTTCTAATCATAGATCCGCAGTTGGTGCAGCATCCGCTAACCAAGATATGATCTTTAGGATAGACCTTGATGGGGAGAAACTGGCGCAGACAGTGGTTAGTAAAAACTCATTCACAAATGGGGTAGAAAACACTATCTCGCCTATGTTAGGGTAATAATAATAATGGCTTCAGTATATATACTGAGTAAGGATGGACAGAACGTGGTAGCTTTCGACGCTACCACGTCAACCAACTACTCGCGCAGTAACTCTTTAACAAAATCGTCAGTGATGGATGGTAGCCAGGTATCTGATGGTTATATCATTGGGAACCCGCAGGTTACATTTTCTGGTATTGTTAGTTACAGTAAGATCAGAAACAACGCACCAACACCGCAGGAATTCCAAATCTACATAAACGAGCTCATACAGTCGTATACTAGATTTACTTTCTACGGTAATGCCTTGATACCGTCATTAAGCAATTGTGTTATTACCAACATCAATGTGGTTCATACTAATTATAGCGATGCGATTGAAGCGGTTATAAGTTTAGAACAGGTCTTTGTTAATAAGCCAGCTATCAAAACTGAAATATATTCTCCAATTGCACCTTCTGTTACTACCGAAGGTGAGCTTGCTGCTAAGGAAGATACTGGCGATGGTAATAAAACTCAAGTTGACGAGAGTGAACCTTGGTATCAGAAATACTTCGATCAGCGTGATGTTATAGAAGCGCAGAACGCAGCGGAAGGTGCTTTGGTAGGCGCAGGTGCTGGTGGTGCAGGGGGTGTATTGTGATAGATATGAATAAATACCAAGGAACACAATAATGGCAGTAATTTTAAACATAGACACTACATCCCAGTCTAATCAAAACCAAAGGTTTATTATAGATAACAGAGTGTTGTACATTAATACTAGATGGAATAGGCGCTCCGGTTGGTTTATCTCTATCTATGACCAAGATAACGTACCTTTGGTACAAGGTATTAAGATCATGCCTAATCGTGTTGACTTGTTAGCAAGATACCGTTATATGGAGATACTTCCAGGTTGGTTAATCAATGCCGATACTAACCCTAAGAAAGTCGATGACGAAGGGATTACATTCACCAACTTCGGACAAGGTAAGCGGTGGCAGCTTGTGTATTTGTCGCTAGATGACATAGCCCAAGGTGGTAGCACCGCAGTAATATAATAAAAACCACATCAGTTAATCGCTGATGTGGTTTTTTATTGCCTAAAATAAACACTCCAGCTAACCCTCTTACAGTCTAGTGAGGTTTTTCCTACATATAGCACATATCCTTTGCAATTTCAAGCGATATGTGCTATCATGTTATTATATATCTACCTTTTTAACTAAAGAGAAACACACTTATGCCTATCCAAGAGAACTGGCAAAGATCTTACAGGATCGTGTTTGGCACCTTCGAACGCGACCTTACTGATTATAACCAAACCCAACTAAGCGCTTCCTCTGGTATCCCTGCTGCTTTTATACCCAAACAAACAGACAACCAAACAATACCATCTGATGCGCTTATTATGTCAAATCTCGTGGAAGACGGCAACGACCTACGAGGGTTCACTTTTGAGTTGAACACTACACGCTCACTAGAAAAAGCCAATCGTAATACAGAAACTACCACAATTAATCTTTACAACCTCGATGCGCGTACATTAGATGTGCTTCAAAAAGAAGGGGCGATCATGCAATGTTACGCAGGGTACGGCGGTAGGGTTACACTCGCTTATGCAGGGGATATAGTAAAGGTAGTACCTATCCAATCTGGTTCTGATTCTGTTTACCAAATAACTTGTAAAGATGGTGGTAATGACGAAAAGAACACTAAGATAGCAATCAACTACATAGAAGGGACTACAGACAGAGATATCATACTAGACTTAGTTAACCGTTACCCTGGTACCACACTTGGTACATACGACCTATCAACATTAAGTGATCGTGTAGAAACAGGTGGTAGGTCTTTTTCTGGTAAATTGGTAACCTCCTTAAGTAAGTTTATGGACACACAAGGTCTCAAATGGGGCAGGTTTAACAACAAGTTCATAATCGCACCTTACCGCCTGGATGATGAATTCTCACCAGTAACGATCTACCGTGATGTTTACCAGCTAACACCTTCTTTAATAAAAACCATTGGCTCTCAAAATTCTAACGGTAAAAAAGAGTCTGCTGATAAAACTCCAAACGAAGGTGTTGTAGTTAACACATATTACATCCCTATTGAACTAGGTCAGTATTTTACAATACCACCTGAAGCTTCTCCTTATTACGCAGGTACATATCAAGCAAACCGCATCAAGACTACACTACAGAGTCAAGGTGGTTTATGGGATGTAGCCATAACAGGTACTAAAATCTAAAAAGGATCAACAATGAGCCGCAACCAACTTCAGGACAATGGTCTTACACCGGTACCTGATCAAATAAGCGCAAGGTTAAGCGAGTTTACCAAGAACGAATTATTACTTGGTATACCCGCAAAGGTTATTAAAGTTAGTGACTATAAAAACTTACAGTGTGTAGATGTGCAATCTCCTATTAAATTCCTGTACGATGATGGTTCGATAATGCCATCACCTCTTTTCCAGAAGATATTCGTTCGTCTAGTAGCCGGTGGTGGTTTTAGTATTAAAGTGCCACTAGCCATTGGCGACCCAGTTATCTTAAAATACAGCCACGAGTACCTAGGTTCTTATCTAGACAGTGTAAATGGTACAGTTATTCAACCTAAA